ACTATAATTAAATCCATTCTATTACAACCATGCACCCAATCTAATGGACAATGTGTTGTTTCAATTGCTGCGGTAATTCCAATGTTATAATGTCCTACTGGTTGAAATTCATTTGGTACAGTAACCTGAATATAAATGTCAGGCTTTTGTTCTACTTTTGGAATAATACTATCAACTATCCACTTATGAAATGGATTGTCATAATTAAGTGAATCCATCGGAGTATTACCCCAACGTGTACTAATTACTTTAATTTCAAACTTATCTAATTTATAAAGAGAATGTAATAAATCTCTCGCGTGGTCACCATACCCACTTCTTGTTGCTATTGGTGCTTGAAATACTAATGTTGGTTTCATATTATAACTTTTTTATAATTAATAAATTTTTATGTGGTTCTAAATAATAGAATTCTTTATAATCTGTAAATGTATTTTTTAATGCATTTTCTATTGTGTTATAATTGCCACTATGTATATCTTCGATAATATAAAACATTTTTGCTCTATTATAAAGATTTTTCATTGTATCTATTTGGTCTTGTGGAGTATGACTACCATCATCAATTATAATGTCAAATTTTAAATCTTCTAAATATTTATCACACTCTTCCAAATTGGTAGAGTTAAATAAAAATGTTTTAATTCTTTCTTCTTCAAATTGTGTATCTTCTTGTACATCACCACCATAAATTTGAGCATTTGTAAAATATTCTTTCCATGCTCTTAATGATGCTCCTGGCATATAATCATTAAAATTTTCTCCATCTATGACTCTTGATGTTTTCCAATCATGCATTGAACTATGTACACCTGGTATTATTGTTCCCAGGCCAATTTCTAATATAGATGTAATTGTATCTTTGATACCTTCAAATTCTTTTTCATAAATTGGAGTATAGTTAGAAGCGTTTTTATCACTTCTATATTTTTGAATTAATTCGTTTAATATATTCATTATAACTCTATTAATTTAAATTTTTGTTTTGGTTTCCAATTTTCAAATGCACCTTCCATACCATCTACCAATTCTTTACACATTGCTTCTCTACTTAATATTCCATCACCCATAAAATGTTTTCTACCTTTTAGTGCAGCTTTGTCTCTATCTTCTTTTGGCATTTTATACCAATCCATAATCAATGGAGTAATATCTTCAAAATCAACTCTATCATCAAAAATATATGGAGTAGGAACCGAACCTGTTGTTGAACGAACTGGCCAAATTGGTTTAACCCAATCTCCCCAAACTACACCTGCTTTTTTATGTCTATCATGCAAAGAACCAATTTTTACATAATCTTCTGCAGTTATTAATTTACCCGTACCTTTATCTCTAAATCCACATTGGTCTTGTAAACCACCTGTAACCGTTACTATAATTGGTGTTCCTGCCATTACCGATTCTGCCGTTGCTAAACCAAATCCTTCATTAGATGCTACATTGATTGTGACATCACCCATATTATAAAGATAGTTTAATTGTTCTTCGGAATATCTGTTTGGTGCAAATACTACATTGGTTTCAGATGAACAACATTCTGCAATTGTTCTTGGTAAATCCGTTCCATGTTCTTCAACAGGAGCAGTATGCATTAATAAACACACTTTACTTCTTTCTTCAGGTCTCAATGCTTCAACGAATTTGTCAAATGCTAAGATTACATCAATTGGTTGTTTTCTACGAATATTTCTATTGTTCCAATAAAGAACAAATTCATATTCTTTATCTCCAAATATACTTTCTTTAAAATCTTTTGGAACTTCTACTGGTTTATATAAGTCCGAATTGATACCATGTGGTACATAACTTACTTGCCAATCTGCAGGCTTAGTCCAATGTTTTTCCTTATCCCAACCCCAAACTCTACGGGTAATACCATATGTTTGTTTTGAAATACATCCAATCCAATCACAACTTTCGTAGTAATCTCTATTGTATTTTGGGTCTGGTAAATCATCCCAAATATGATAAAAGAATAAGGGACAAGTTTGTCTAATTTCATGCTCAATATCATATAACCATAACCAATATCTCGGGTCGGTAAAGTGTAAGATTGCATCAGGTTTTTCAACCATTAGTAATTGACGAATTACATCGGCATTACCATATCCATCAAATGGATAAATTTTAACACTTGCATCTTTTACACCCGTTTGTTCTCTAACACTATCGTTTAAATCAAATACTTTACCTGCTTCGGGATGTTTGATTGCTGCACCTAATTGTACCCAATCATATTTATCAACAGTTCCTAAAACTAATTGCTTAGAAACGTTTGCAATACCACTTGCCATTCTTAAATCATCCGCCAATAACAGAATCTTCTTTTTTGCCATAACTTTTAAAATATATATTGTTTAATTTAAATTTTTTAATCCTCTATCACACAATCCTCTATGAAAAAACTCACACCATTCACATAGTTTAGTTGCATTCTTTGGGTACTCTATGTCGGTTTTATAATTACCATCATTGTCAAATACACTCTCTACAAAGTCCGTAAAACCTTTCCATGCTTTGTTTACTGACACTTTACCATTTGCAGGTACATGCTTACTCATTCTATGTGTTGGAATGTCCTCTCTTACTTCTACTTTTCTTTTTAATATGATAAATTCAACATCAATCACATCTTCAGAAATACTTAGTAATTCAGCGTAGAACTTTTTATATAATAAGATTTGTGCACTTTTAACAGGGTCTGATTTTTGATACTTACTCCAACCTCTTGTAGAAGTTTTAAAGTCAATAATTTTGTATTTACCTGTAAAGGTATCTCTAATAACCAAATCAATAAAACCCATAAAGTTTACATTCTCTGAAATCTTTGTGTTTATAGGTTGTTCAATTGCTACCAACTCATCGTGTTTTAACGAAAAGAATTTGTTAAAGTTTTTGGGTTTTTGGAACCAATCTAATAAGACATTTCCATCTTCTAAAAACTCTACCATTTCTTCTTTGGTGCATATTGTATTGTTTCCTATTTCCCCTTCGGTTTCTTTAAGATATGCATCTCTCATTCTTTCTTTTAAATACTCTTGTAAGTCAATCATCTTGTCAGCTTGTGACTTTGATATTCTTAAACATTTCTCCAAATAGTTTTGAAGTGTCTCATGCATTGCAGTTCCAAAGATTGAATGAATGTTAGATGATGATTCACCCAACTTATCTATGTATGCTAATTTGTATTGTTGTGGACAGTTATGCCACATGCTATATTGTGAAAATGATACTCTTGCCATATTACATCTAATATAAGACAAATAATTGGATTTACCAAATTATATGAGTCTTATATTCTTTTTTTCAACTATCAAATCGTTTACAAAAGATAATTTTTCAGGTAATTCCAAATCATTAAATAATAGTGTATGTGCCACATTTCCTCTTAAATATTTTTTAGCATTTATTTTATCCCAATCTGTAACTTTGGAATTTTTTAAATATTCTAAATATTTTAAAATGGCAGATTTTAGTTTATCAGAAACTATTGTATTTAATTTTTCTTCAAATAATTTTATAGTATTATCTTTAGCTTCATCAAAATTTATAGTATTATACCAAAATGGATATTGTATATAATGAAAATTAATTAAATCATCATCTTCACCCAATTCTTCTAAAAATTCAAAAAAATTAAAAGAATTTAAAACCGAACAAGTGTATTGAAAATCATATGATACATTTTTATAATGGTCAATTGCCCATTTCATAATTAAAAAATTCTTTTTAAATATTTTAGTATCAAATCCGGTTCTAACAAATTCACCGACTTCACCAAGTCCATCTATTGAGATAGAAAAATGAACACTTCTGAAATCTTTTAGGTATTCAAATATAGTTTTTCCTTTATATTTTAAAATACTAAAGTTAGTATTATACATTATTGAAATGTGTTTTTTTTCTTTTATGGATTCCAATAATTCAAAATGTTCTTCCAAAACAAATGGTTCCCCACCTGCAAAATATAATATTTCTATATTTTTCATTGAATCTTCATTCAATTTAAAATTAACTTTATTTACTCCACTCAATTTTTCTTTACCAAAATATAAAACATTTTCGTTTATTTTGTAAAAGTCTTCTTTTTCTTCTTGCCATTTAGTTGAAAATCCATCATTACACGTTCTACATTTAAAATTACAAATATTAGATGGTCTCAAATCCAACGAAATAAAATTTGGTTCAATTTCACCTTTAAAATTCTTTTTATTAAAATATTTTTTTTCTAAACCTGCAATTTTTTTAATGTGATGTTCGTTCCATCGTAATCTTGATGAATTTATATCTTGTTTTTCTAAATCATAACACGCCGTACAATATGAATTTTCAACACCATTTAACATATCCAACCTCAACTTTTTATATTCATCTGAATTGAATGCCGTATTAATATCCGTTGAATTTAAATCTATATCGGTAAATGTTTTTTGAGAATCACAACATGCTTTTGCAGTTCCATCCATATAGCCATTAAAATGTATGAATGGTAATATACAAAATGTTTTATTTTCTATCATTATATTTTAAGCTTCAGTTTTGTAATTTGTTTTTTATCTATACCATATTTTTCACAAACATACTTAAGATATTCTCTACCTTCTCTTGTGGAATATAGTACCTCTAAATAGTCAATTGCCTGATTTTCAGAACAATCGTATTCTTTCTTTAGAAGGTCTACTATGAACTGTTCGTATTTATCTTCGGATTTTCCTTTAATATATTTCAAAAAGTATTTACCCTTTGGAATAACATTAATATACAAACTATACATTTCTTTTGGAGAAAGGGTCTGTGTTAATGGTAAGATAGACGCAATCAATTCAACCCACTCAGGCTTCATTGATAAAAATCTATTAATCATAAAGTTACTCCAAGTTTTTAAATCTTCTTCTGAAAGTTTGTCAAAATACTTTGGGTCTTGAATAGTAGTTATTGCGTTAATATGGTCAAATAACTTTTGGGCCATTATTCTATTATTTTTGTTTCTTGCAATTCTTGTGGTAATAATTCATTCAATGATTTTCCACATGCTGCACATACATACAATTCAATTGGCATAACCGAGTCTTTTGGTGCACCTGTTAATAATCTAGATATTTTTTTGAATCTATATGCTGGTAAGAATATCTTTCCACCACAATCACAATCCATATCTCTTGCATCGTTTAAATTAAAATTCGGGGGTAATTGTTGTTGTTCCATTATTTTATTATGTTTAATATTTGTATAATTGTACTCATAAATACAATCTCTTTATCTACTACTAATGCATCCTTTGAAAGTCCATCTGCAATTGTCAAAATCACATTTGCTACATTTCCTGTTGCATATTCATCCACTTTGTCGTATAACATTGTATACATTTCCGAATAGTCATTTAGTTTGTTATCTGCTACTGCCTGTCTAATTTTCATAAACATATTTCGCTTGTCATCGGATTCCTTTAACAATTCAATAAGTTTACTTGCAAAGTTTGACTCAACCATAATTTTGTGGTCTACTTTCAATTCACCTTTTGCAGATTGTAATTGACAAGTATTAAGTATTCTTCTAATATCTGGATAATATGAGTTAATCACATCAGCCATATTCTTAGGTTCATACTTAATCTTTTCAGTATCCAATATCTTTGCTACCTGAACTGCTACATCCTTTTTAGTTGGAGGAGTAATTGCGAAAGATTGACATCTACTTTGAATAGGGTCAATGATTTTCTCAATGTAATTACAGGTTAAGATAAAACGACAATGCTTACTAAATGTTTCCATTAAGTTTCTCAAAATCGCTTGTGCTCCCGGTGTCATATAATCAAACTCATCTAATATGATTACTTTGAAACCTGCGAAACCAACCGATGATGCGAAGTTCTTAACTTTCGTTCTTACAGTGTCCACATTGTTTTCATCCGATGCGTTGATAATCATAAAGTCACATTTGATTGTGTTTACGATTAACTTTGCAAGTGTGGTCTTACCAGTACCTGCTTTTCCGTATAACAATAAATGTGGTATGTCGTTTGCATCTAAATATTGCTGAATTGTTTCTTTGATGGTTTCATTACCAACATAGTCAGCAAGAGTTTGTGGACGGTATTTCTCCACCCACAAACTATGTTCTCTTTTGTTTATATCGTTTGCGAAAAAACTCATATTATTTTCCAGTTGAACCGAATCCGCCTTCGCCTCTTTCGGTGTTTGTTAATTCATCTACTTCTTTAAATTCAATTGGTGGGTGTGGGATAATTATAATTTGCATAATCCTATCACCAACACCATATACAAAACTACCACTTTGAGATGATAATGACCTTTGATTAAATGTTGCCTGTATTTCACCTCTATATCCACTATCAATTACACCTACCGAATTACTTAATGATAAATCGGTTTTACGAATGGATGAACGAGGGAATACTAATCCTACAAATCCTTCGGGTATTTCCATTGCCAATCCTGTTCCGTATGTAATTTGTGTGCCATCAAACTTCATTGATGTTGCTACTAAATCCATACCAGCATCACCATCTTTTGCATATGTTGGTATCACTGCTTCTGGACTAAGCTTCTTTATTTTGACTTGCATTTTGTTTTTTTCTTTCTATTTTTGTTTCTTCACTAATTTCTCTTGGGAACACTCTAAAAGTCATTCCGTTTTGTTGGAAATTTAATCCTTCACCTTCGTTTGGTTGTAATTGTAAAACCAATGGAGCAGGTTCTTCACCTTCATTTGAAAATGCAAATACGATTGGTTCATTATTGAAAAATTGAAAACACCATTCTACATCCTGAATTGGTTGTGCTTCTGGAATATTTATTTCTTCTTGTGGAGATAATTCATAACCAACTTCTGTTGGGAATAATTCTAATTGTTCACTCATTTTTATTAATTTGAAATTTCTACTAAATAATATTTACATACAAAATCATCAATTTGG